CATTGTCCTTGGCAAAGAGACACGTCTCCAGTGTGCCAAAGCGCTGCGTCCGGTAGAATTCGCAGACTTCCCCCTTTGCAAAATTTATCGCGCAAGTGGGGTTTCCCTGCGGGTCAGTATAGCGAGTCACCTCAATCTTGATCTTGACCTTGGATTTGGATTTGGCTTTCATCGGCCATATTATATCCAGTACCTACCGTTTTGTAAACACCTATCGCAAAAGATCATCCACCAAGCATCTGGCATAGTCACCTGAATTCTCCATCCCTTCCCGGGTAGATTGAAAATTGGCACTGTTGTACTCTACAGACTTTTTGTCAAGGTACTTTTTATCCTCCAACCACGACCTTTGCGCTGGGGTGATCTCTGACACAGGAACGGCCCTTCCATCACGGTAGATCTCAGCCAAGACAGTATCCGGGGACTCAGCCACCCTTATCCATCCCATATTCCACATGGCTGCATAAGCCTCCTCCGTATCCCCTACAGACCCGAGGATGGTCGTGGCAATTCCGTAGTGTGACCGCTCATCCCCTTGGAGATAGCGGGCAGTCCCATCTGGTTTCAGGTAAAAGCGCGTGTACATCAACAATATTGTACCCGTATTAAGGCTGTATGTAAACAACATTTACATATGCGCTGCACGGGATTCCTCGCTCCAAGGGCGTCCTTTCAGAGCCGCACTGTGGTTGGCCCTCCATTCAGGATCGGCACCACGGCGCTGAGCTGCCTTTGACATCTTCTCGCGGGTCTCCTCCGAGAATTCCCTGCCAACCAGATGGCGTGCATCACGCAAGGGCATGTGGGCAGCCGCTTCGTCAAACCAACCCTCTACCTTGGCAATACGATATGAACGCTGGGATTTGTCTATCCACTCCTGCTTGGTGGCGTATTTGCGGGCTTCGGCTATGACTGCTTCCCGGGTCCATTTGACTGCCACAGTGCCCAAGCTGCCTCCTCCGCTGTGGTTGAGCATGGTCCATCCCTTCCTCATGTAGTCCAAAATCCAGCGCTTCTCGGCCTCAGCAGCTTCTTGCGGCGTTTTAATGCCATACTCAACAATCTTCAGCTCACAATCCGTACAAACCCTGAAATGCCTGAAAACAGGGCCAGATTGAAAGTGCTGAGTAAACCGCGTCTTTGGCTTGAAAGTCAGACCAGCGTAGGCATGGTGATCGGCGAATTCATAAGCATATATGATGTAGTCACCGGCGTAGGGGTTGGATTTGACGAGCATGTGGGCGGTTACTCTGTTATGGAAGTCTATCCCCTTCCTGACGGACGCCCGATAATGTTCAACTGCCATTCTCTTCCAATCAATCCGATATTTGTATCGCAGGGCAGACTCAATAATTTGCTGGTCGGTATATTTGAAATGCACAGGACACGGGGCACGTTCCATGTGCGCCACGCATTGCTGGAAGAATTCCTTGCCTCGCTTATAGGCAACCGTCCAATGTGAAGGGCTTCCGTTTCTGATCTCCTCTTTCCCGGCCAACAACCACTCTTTGTTAGTGTGAAACTGACGGGCATGGTTTAATAATTCTTCGTCTGTGTAGGCAGATTGCGGCCCGTTACCTTCTGGCAAAATGGCATAAACCCTTTCCAGCAATCCCATGCGGCGAGCGGCATGATACAGTGATATTTCATTTTTGTACCAGTCCCATCGATAAGAATAGCGGCGTGCAGATTCAATAATTTGCTCTTCGGTATATTTTGTCGGTTTCATATAACGAATGTAATCGGAAAACTTTGAAACGTCAACTATAAAAACAAAAAACCCGCCGACCCTTTCGGATCGGCGGGTTTAGATGTGCTTGTACCTAGTTAAGGATCAGCTACTTAGCCAATCACCCAATTACGGTTCCGAAGCTCGTGGGGCTGTTCCTTACCAAGCCACGGGCATACATCTTGCTGTTGATCATTTTCTTGGCGAACGAGGTCGCGAAACCGCGTTGGTGCAAGAAGTCAGGCAGCATGATGTCAGGCGTGGTGTACAGCTTCTGATACTCAGCGAGCACATAGCCCGTGGTCAGGAACTGGTCCCCCTTATGGCCAACCAAAAACTCATTGGTCGGATAGTGAGGATCGGCAAAGATCTTCTTATTGCCGAGGTCGCCCAAGTAGGTGATGCCCTGCATCTGGGTGCGGTTGTTCTTGCTCACGAACTGAGGCAAGGTAACGATAACCGTAGCGCCCTGCAAGCCAGTCACGCACCAGTTACCAGCAACCATATTTGTCGCTCCAAAAATGAAGTTTGAGGCAGTCTCAAGCGCATCGATGAAGCTGAACTTGTGGGTCTGGTAGTTGACGTTGGCTGGGGGTGTTGCATCCCATTGCACGAAGCCCGCATCCGCACGAGAGCGGAGATCAAACAACACCGAACGGTGCTTCTGATACTGGAGGGCGTTGGTGATTGCGTTAAGGAGGGTTGACTCTGCCTTGATGTTGTACATCGCTTGCAGATTCTGGTCAGCCTCTTCGCTCCATACGGCTTTCAGTTTGAGCACTTTGGCGGTTACAGGACTGGACGAGAGCTTGGTCTCGTAATCCATAATGCCATTGTTACCTTCACTGTCGTAGGCGTAGGTGGCGGTAACCACGCTCGCGTCGGGAATCGTTGCGCCGGTTACAACGGCGGTAACTGTTCCGAGAACGTAGTTTACGGTACCACTTAGCCAGCCGTTAGCCGCAACCAATGCACCGTTACCATCGTCTGTAGTGGTACAGTCGTTGGCGGTCAAGCGCAATGTTCCGGGGCGGATAGGGGTCCAAGCGAGTGTGGTCGATGCCAAGGCAGCGCCACTGATCGCGTTGGTCAGTGTTTCGTTGGTGATCAGCTCATCGGAATCGTCAAAGCGATCAGTTGCACCCTGCAATGCACGCCACATTGGGCTGCCTTGCGGAGTCTGGCCTTTGGCTTTTCCAGTTACGATGTCCATGTAAACGACTTGGCTAACCGGACCAGCCATGGGCTGGAGGCTGACCAATTGGTCGATTACATCGTTTTCGCTCATGTTGCTGATGACAGGGAAAATCCACTTGTCAAAAGTTCCGAGTGAGCTGGTGCGGGTCACTTCATCCAAGCGACCGAATTTCTGGCGGCAGTTCTCAAGCATGATCGCGGAGATCGCCCGGCGATGGGGATCAGCGATGTGCTCAACGAATTGTTTCCAGCCTTTTGCGTTCCAAAGACCTTTGGGGTCTTTCTCATCGACACCGATTTCAGCTTCAGCGAGCCTGTAGCCCCACTCCAACACGTCCGTAAACGCGTTGATGTGACCACCTTCGCTTGCCAACCGGGGTCTTCCGTTTTCCATGATAACCATAGTTTTTTAACTCCTGATTTGGTTTGTTGGGGTTTGGTTGTACAGGCGATTAAGCGCTCGCCTTAGCGAGACGGCGCGAGAGGGCGATTGACTCACTGATCATTTTCGGACTGTGTACCGATTCAATGATCTGGGTGGTATCCTTCTTCTCGTCCTTCTTGTCTTCCGTCACTGCGTCCTTCTTGGACTCATCCTTCTTGGACTCATCCTTAGCTTCATCCTTCTTGGATTCAGTCACTTCGGATTTTGCATCCGGTTTAACTTCGTCCTTTTTGGCTTCGGCTACGGGCGCGGTTTCTGGTTTCGCGTCGGGTTTCTTGTCCTCTTGCTGTACGCTCTTGGGCTCCAACTTCTCGCGGATCACGAGAAGATCTTTCGGAACCTTGGCTGACTTCAGAGCTTCAGCGATTGCAGGGTCAGAAATCTTGTCCTTGAATTCCAATTCAATGACGCGCTTGCCAACTTCGGTAATGTCTGCCTTATACCGTTTTGACATAAGGTCCAATGCTTCGCAACAGGTCTTCAGTTTCTTCTGGAGAGCCGCTACTTCGCTTTCGGACTCATCGCAACGGGATTTCCATCCACGTCCACGACGAATCAGCTCTTCATTCAGACCTTTGTTCTTCAACACGTCCTTAATGGAATTCGCAAGCTTTTGCTTGTAGGAGACCCCGGCTTCCGCCACGGCCTTGACCACTTGCATCAGCTTAAGGTTGTTCTCTTCAATGCGTTTGAGACTCTTCACGGGGGCTGCTGCTGCCTCTTGCCATACCGTCTCGACTGCCTTTATCTCTTCATGCAGTTGAGTGGCTTCCCAAGAACGCTTAGCGTCCTCAGCTTGATACGCAGCCACGTCCTGATGAAGCGCAGACAGGCGAGAAAGACCTTCGGCAAAACGAGCAGGAGCCAATTTCGTGGCGTCCACGCGCTTGAAGCTTTCGAGACTTTCTCTCAATGCTTTTGTGTCCATAATGGTATTGTCTGTCTTCTTGGTTTCCGGTGAAGAGTGTTCCGTACTCACATGAGCTGGCTTCACTGGTTCTTCAGCTTTCGGCTGAAAATTTTGATTTTCAATGACTTGTGGCTTCTTATCTTCGGACTTCTTACCCTCTTTAGCCTCAGTCGTTTTCAAAGCTTCTCTGTTAGGGATCAACATGGCCTGAACAAAAGACGGTTTGGAAACAACGTCCCATCCCTCACAAATAAAATCTAGATCTACATCATCCACACCGTCCGTGGCTTTGATCAATGAACCGTACCCACGGCTGGATACCAGTGGGTTGTAGCCAAATTCAATCAAGGCCATGAGCTTCTTTCCCTCGTCAGTATTCAAAACCTGAATTTCGCCCCATACCTCATCCTCTTTCAAATAGGCTTTTGTAACCGCGTGGGAAATTGGGCTGGTAAGGACAACTTTTCCATCTGCCGGATGCTCCAACGTGCCAAATGCAGAGTTGGTCGCAATCATTTGCATGAGAGTGCTATCACTCTTTAAGTTGTTCTCCCATACCGCTTTAGAGTATCTGCGACCGTTGCCATTGACTATTCCGCAAACCGACAACCTGCCGGGAATCGTTGCCATGCATTTGCCCGGTGCAGCGGACTCTTTCAAGACAATATTCTTCCGGTCAACGAGAAACTCACCGTGATAGTCTTCGAGTAGAATTTTAGCCATAGTAGTTTACACATTATCCACTACTACAGAGACTTTATCGAGGGTACAGACAGCTAACCTCGTCTAATAACATTGACAATCAATTCAAAATGCTTCCAAACAATTTACAGACACCTATCTATTCTTACATACATGTCTGCGATGCTAATACAGGTACGACGTGAACCGTTTTCACCCTACTACCAACTAATCATGCCCAATGGCAATTCAGAGGAGATACTCTGTGAGGATATCTACGAATGGTTCAGACTTCGAGGAGCAAAAGCCGAAGTGATTGAGAAAGCCATCGATGAAGCCTGGAACTTCTATTCTGTGGATATTCTTGTACCTGAATGGCGGGAGCCATCCGTGCAGAATCCTAGAATCAGCCCGCATATTTAGCGGGGTCCACCAAACTTCCTGTAAACATCCATCGTCTTTTTTATATCAGTAGGCGCTTGTGGATCTGGCATGCCTGAGCCGACAGCCGACATTAAAGCGGATTCATTTATCGGAGCAGATCCTGTTTCAATACCCGGTATAGATAGCATAGACTCTACGTTTACAGGCGCAGTTTGCGCTTTAGGCGACGCCATACCCATCATTACCCGGAGAGCTTGATCTGGTGTGGTTGGCCCTTCGGAAGGGGTACTGGTATCCGCAACTTTTACTTCTGTTTTGTGCTCTGGTTCAGGCACTTGTGACGGATGCAGGGGCTCCATTGAGTTGGGAGTGGCATCTGGAGCGCATAAGGCGACAACCGGATCGATCAGAGGAAGCTCAATCGCGGATGATTCTTTCTTATCCACTTCAGTTTCGTCATCCGTATCATCAGAAACGATTTCTTTTGCGCTCTGCGGTATGATGGGTTCCTTGTCTTCGTTCATTCTGCGTCCAATTAGTCTTGAGATTGTGTCGTCCATATGATAGTCCGTTCTAAATATAAATCAGAACTAAAAAAATGAAAAGCTGTATTGCCGTATTAACGTGGAATCGGGTTAGCGCCCTAAAAGAAACCGTCAAAGGTCTGCTACAGTACTGCTCCCAGTACCCTATTGCCATCTTCGAGGATGGCGGATATGCCGACAACACCTCAGCTCTACTGACCAATCAAAGGGTGCCACACGAGGAGGATACTGAAATAGAAGCCATCCAGTGGTCGTCGGATAAACAAAAGGTTGAAGTTTACATGGGTACTTCAAATCTCGGTGTAGCCGGAAATTCCAACCGGGCTCTAGCGTGGATGTGGCGAAACGGATACGACCACATTTTGTTGTGCAACGATGACCTTATCGTTAAGGGGGATTTTGCAAAATTTTACGCGGAAGCGCATGCTGCCACCTCAATCGGGTTATTCTGCTTCTGCGATTTTACCTCCGATGCATACAAGTGGCATACTTTCCCCTACAGGACACAGCGTATTAAGCTGCTATCCCGAATGACGGGCATCATGATGTCCATTACCAGACCGTTAATTCAAACAATAGGCTTCTTCGATACTCGTATTGGACGCTTCGGAAATGAACATAGTACCCCGGCAGGAACACCTATATGGATGGGAGACTATACATTTAAGCCTATAGAAACAGTAAAAGTTGGTGACGAAATCATGGGGTGGCGGAAAAGAGAAAAATACGCTATCAGGTATGGAAAAGAAAAATATATGGCAAGAGCAGGAGCACCCTTACACGATACTATGTGCAAATCTCGTGTACTGAGTACTAAAAATTACGTATCAAAAATTGTTCGCGTAACTATGGCATCTGGACGCTCGTTTTTATGCACACCGGATCACGTTTGGGCATGCTATAAAGGTAAAAAACGCTCTTTCACAATACCAGAGGTTGGAAAGGTTCTTCTCCGTATTGCGGATAATCCGGCTATGCCTAGCGAGACGCTAGGATACATGCGTGGATACGTACAAGGAGCCATAGACGGAGATGGTACAATCGGACATGATTGCAATTTAAGAGTAAGCAATAAAGAGTTTGCAGACCGATTTGCCAAATATGCTTCAAAATTTTTTAAAATACGCAGATGGGAGTACACAAGCAAAGCCCCGGTAGGCGCTAGAAATTGGAAGGCAGTCCAAACCAGAAAAGACACCGAAATGTATGGCGTGCGACTTTTAGGCACTCCCGAAACAACTGTAGACTTACGGGAATGGAAACCAATTACAGATGACGACTGGAGAGGATGGCTCGGAGGCATGTACGATGCAGAAGGGAACCACCGTGGAATCGGTCAAAGTCAGAGTATAAATCCTGATGTATGCGCAAAACTGTGTGAAGCCTTGAACAGGTTTAACTTCAAATACACGTGGTTAAAAAAACAGGTAGATA